GGAGGAATGTTTACGTTCAGATAAGCCATGTTTATATTTCTCTCTCCAATAGTTTTTTCTTTCTAGTATTCTTATTCTTTTTTCAAGTATATCATATCCTAAAAGTTTTTTAAGGAGGTGTGTTAACATTTCCATCTTCTTCTCGCTTGTCTTAATCTTGAATTAGGATCTTTTGCAGCTTTTGGAAATTTTTTCATTTGTCCTGCGCTACGAGCACAGAATGATTTACGCCTCTTAGCAGCTTTAGATCCTGGTTTTACTTTTCCTGTTACTGCAGTTTTTAATTTAGATCCAGGGTTTGCTCTTCTATATGCAGCAACACCTGCAGCAGTCATGCCGGCACCTTTTTCTGTTGGTCTAAAATTTTTTTTATTTCGGGCAGGCATATTATCTCCACCCCTCTTAAGTTTTAAGATACCACCTTTTATTTTTTTTCTTATTTTATCTAAACGAATTGAATTGATTAGTTCTTGCATAGATGGACCATACCCATGAGTCCTCATCAAATCTTCTCTTAATGATTCAGCAGATCCTTGACTACCCATTTTATTAATATGATAAGTGCTTGGTCCTGCTGTTCTAATTTTAACTCTTTTAAAAGAACTGCCTTTTTGAGATTGAGCTTTAACTGGTATTACTTTATCAAATTTATCACCAGCTCTTATATTATAAGGTTTTAAGCTTTTACCTTTTTTATATCCTCGAGCCTTTTCGAAGTTTTTTCTTGATATCTTTGTATCTTTTCTTCTCTTAAGCTTTTTTGCTAGATCTTTAATCTTTGTTCCGACAAACTTAGAACCTGCAATGCCTAGCTTAAGCTTACTCATCTCATTTTTTAAGTATACATTAAAGTTACAGAACCTGTGCTTGATAAAGTAGCGTGTACTGCTGTCTTAAATCTTATTCCACTTCCAGGCATATAAATATCTAAACCTTCTTGTTTAAAATGACCTTCAAATAAAATTTTACCACCAGATCCTACACTATCTCTAAGCACAAGAGATGCATCAGTTGCAAAAGCACCTGAGCCTTTTGCTTGTATATATGTAATTCTACATGGACCTAAATTTACAGAACCACCAGAAACAGTTTTTACTTGTCCGGTTGATGCAATCCTCGTACTACTTTGGTCACTTGTGAATGATCCTCCACCTGCCATAATATTCTCCTTTAGTTTGCGGCTCTCCGAAGAGAGCCACTAATTAATTATTATTGAGCATCAAAAGGTGTTGCGATTGTTCCGTTACCAAGCAACTGACCCTCTACAGCATATAAGTTAGCTGCGATTGCAGTAAATTTGATTCTTGAACCTTTTAGACCACCTGTTGTAGCGTTAGATCCTCCAGCTTCACCATTAAGATTAACTTCGTTATCATTAGTTTGAACCTGAAATTGTTTACCAGCTACTGACGCAGTAATACCTACTGTAGCAGCACCGACAAATTTATCAGCTGTGTTAGCAGTCTTGATAGTTCCCGTGAAATTATCAATAAAAAGAATTTCAAAAGTTGTTCCAATTGTGTTTGCGTTATTCGGATCACTTCCTGGTCCTGCAACAGCAGAATCAGCAGTTGAAATAATTGCTGGTAATGTTATCGCAGTAGGGGTTCCCGTTGGATCCATTGTTACTAATCTGCCAGCATGATTAGCTACGGTTAAGTCAGTTGCTAAAGTTTCAGCTTTGACTGCAGCAGGTCCTAAATTAATAAAACCATTTTTTGATCTGACTGGTCCGTCAAATGTTGTATTTGCCATAATATTCTCCTTGTATAGCGTTTTATTTTGTAGTCTCTATACCGTCTGCCTAGTCAGTCTACAAAATTATATTTTCTAGGTAATTTTATTATACATAAAAAAAGGGGCGATGTAAAACACCGCCCCTTAATAATTAACTTTTATAAGTATTTATTAACTAGTTGGTAAATTTCCGTTACCAAAAACACATCTTGGATCAGAAAATCCAAAAGAGTATCTTTCTCTAGCTTTAAATCTCATGTTACCTGTATCGAAGTCACCTTCCATAGCAGTTTTGATCGGTGATCTAACAAACATTTTTAATCCGTTTGGTATATCAGTTAACAAGAAGAATGAATCTGTGTCAGTTAAGAAGTTATTAACTACATAACCTTCAGGAACCATTCCCATGTTGTTGATCGCATTAATGTCATTGTCTGCAGTGCCGACTCTCATTGGAGATTTCATGATTCTTTCCGCAGTGAACTGTAGTTCTTTTGGAATAATCATTTTTCTTCCAGTAGAAGCTATTTTTAAGCCTCTTTCATCGACAAATGACCCAATGTCAATTAATGACTGCTCGAGTGAAGTTTCGTTAAGGTCTGCAGCGACTGAAAGAACATTTGAGAAAGTACCACCAGTTGCAAGTGGGTGAGAAGCATTAATTAATGATACTCCATCTCCACCTGTTACAGTTGTAACTTGCGCATTGTTCAATACGTTTGCAGCTTTAACTTGCTTCGTATTTGCCATAGATCTTGCAAGAGCTCTTGTGTATCTGCCCGCAAGTCTATCGTATAGGTTGTCTTCAATTGCTTCTTCAGTGATAGAAAATGCTAAAGCGATTGTTTCGTGGTTGTATCTTGCTGTGAAAGTTTCACCTGCTTGATCAAACACTACTCCAGCACCTTCTTGTTTAGTTGGTGCAGAAGCGAAACCGCTTAACATTACTTCCTCTTCGAAAGCTCTGTCAGATGTTTCAGTCGTATAAATTTCAGCATGCTGATTTTCATAACGACTATATTCCAGGCCGAATAAAGCATTCAAACCTGGCTCTAGTTCTTTGACTAGTTGTGCTCGTGATATTGCCATAGTATGTCTCCTTTATTACGCTATACCTGTACCACTTCTAAAGAAGTGATTGTTGATTCTAACAAGAACATTTGCATTAGCAGTTGACGTGTCAGAGTTATCTGGATCTTGCGAAATATCGATCGCTTGAATAGCGAAAGTAGTTGCTGTTCCAGAAACACTTACATCTAATTGCTGTTTAGATATTCCTGTTGTTGTAACACCAGTAGTGTTTGTAACAGAATAATTCTTATACAAATCTGCTCTTGTGAAAGCCTCATCAGCATCTATTAAAAATACTGCATCTGGATCGTCAATGACGAATGCAGTAATATCACTAGCAGCAATACCGCCAGGATAAAAATTACTGAATGTTGGCTTTTGAGTAGTTGGATCTGTATAGAAACATCCGTTAAAAACTCCAATAACAGCATCCGATGTATTAGGTCCGTGTCTTTGAATATTTCCAGTTCCTAATGGTTCAACCATTTCTCCTTGGAAAATCGCGTCACTGTATCCTGATGCAATCGTATATCTGTTTTGTGCTCCTACTAATGGTGTACCGTCTAGTTTTCTGTATGGTCTTAGACCAAACTTTTCTGTGACATTAGCCATTGTTGTTTCTCCTTATAGTTTATTAATCCAAGCTACATCGGGTAGGTAATGCAAAAAAATTACTTTTTACGACTACCACCAAAGGTAACTCTAGACTGTCTATTAATATTAATAGGCATGTCCGGGTGTTGTTCCTTCATAAGATCTTGATCAATCGCGTCTGTTCTGTCTTGAGTTATTTTTCTAAAATACTCAGCACGACTTTTCAATATCTCCTCCGGTATCCTTGCCAACACAAGGCCACCAATTCCGATAAGACCAGCATGTTTTCCTTCATGGATAACAGGGTAATCATGTTCACCTATTTCACTTAAAAGTGTTTCAGATTTCAAAAATTCCCAACCTTCTCTAAGTTTTTTAGACACATTACCTGGATCTTCAAAACCATTAGTAGAAGTTCTTATCCACCTGTGGGCATAACCCATAGGTGCAGCTGGCGCATCCAAACTGGATGGTGGAGTCCAATCTTTCTTTCTAGAAAGTTTAGTTCTAGATTCAGACTCGCGTGAAGTTTTTATATTACTCATTTTATGCTCCTTCCTTCACGTATTTTGCGTATTCCTCTAGTGGCACCCCTAATTTCTTAGCGATAACTACCTGCGATTTGGTGAGTTTCACAGACTTGCGTCCACCTGATCTTCTACTCACAGAAGCTACGTTTTGGACGGGTGCAGCTTTTGTTTTTTCTTCTGTAGAAGTGGCAAATTTCTGAGGGAAATACTCCTTCATACGTTTGTTGATTTGATTATAGTATTCATCACTCTCCGCGTCAATTCCCTCCCCTAAAAGGTCTTCATGTATTCCCATAGCAGCAGATGTCAAAACTCTGTCACTTCCGAACCAATCATTATCAGAAGCCCATTCTTGAGCTTTTGTGCTTATTGATGGTTGAGGGGTTTCTACTGCAGTTTGAGCAGGTTGTGATTCAACTTCTTTTTTCTTTGTCTCTTTATCGGCAAGAGTCATTGAAACTTTTTCTTTTTCTACAGCTAATTTAGTAAGTTTATCCTGAGCTTCTAAAATAGCGTCTGTATCCTGAGAATCATAAGCAGTTTTAAGTTCAGATTTTGCTTTTGCACGCTCTGACTCTATTCTCGCATCATATTCTTTAAGATAATTAGTATCAGTTTCCTCAAATTTCTTTTCGACACTCTCATACTGATTTTTTAAACCTTTAGCATACTCAAGAGCTGCTTTCTCTCTTCGCTCAGCCTCTTTTGCTTGAAAGGTTAATTTTTTTATTCTTTTTTGAACTTTTTCAGAATAACCTTCTAAGTCGGCATATTCTGTATCTGTATCTTCATGTCTTTGTTCAAATTTAGGTTTTGTTTCTTTGGGTTCAACTTCTTCAGAAGCTTTGACTTCATCTAAAAGTTCTTTAGCGGTTTTACCACCTTCAGATACATCTACATAACCGAGATCTATATCTTGTTTTTTTTCAAACGCTTCGTTAGAAACTTCTGGAGCTTCTACATTTATCGTTTCTTCGTTGACGCCATCAGTATCTATTTCTACTTCTGGACTTTTGTTTTGTTCAGCCATTTAATCCTCCTTAGTAATGGTGCAAAATATCATTCGGGTCTGTAATTGTAGAAATAACTTCATCGTCATTTAATACTCTTACTTCTCCTCCATCTATTTTGAATCTTGAACCTGCGTATCTACTAAAAATTATCCAATCATTTAGTTTGCACCAAGGTCCTTTTGGGAATTTATCTTTATCATGATAACAAAGATCTCCCATTTTAAGCACAAGACCACATACTGTTGTCATTTGTATGGTTTCCTGTGTTGTGTCAGATAAAAGAATCCCACCTTTAGTTTTTTTCGGGCCTGCAAAAGGCAGAACCAAAATTCTATAACCAGTTGGTGTTGGTAATTTATCTAATGTTGATTTATCGATCGCTTTAGGATCTAGGACTGTTTCTATTTCTTCTTTGGCTTTATAAGCGTCCAGAAGTGCTTCAGTCCGTTTCGGTGTCGCCGTGGACTTGTTCATCTTCATACTCCGTTGTTGTCAGCAGGTCTTTCAGATCCTGTTGCAGGTCTTCTAAAGACCTGATTTGACCCCTAACATATTGTAGTTTCTCTATGGTGTCAACACCATATATAGCGTTGTCCTTGAGACGTTGAAGATTAAGTTTAATTTTTTTTTGTACTAATGATATTGTATCTATGTCCATTACAATTGTCTCTGTAAACAAACTTTATTTTTGCCTGATTCAAATATTTGAAAATGCCAGTAACTCAATGCTTTTGCCACAACTTCCATATTAAAAAATTCTGT